AACGCAGCTTCCATCTGTCTTCACTAGGCGGTAGATAATGCAGTCGTTCTCTTTCTCTCTTCGGCAATGCCATCATCTCTTCTTTCACGTTGTTAGTTTCTATAAGTTTTTGTAGTCCCTTCAACCACAAGCAGGTAGCTTTCTGTTCAGTATGCCCAAACATCCAAGGTTGAACGACTTGAGATTGCTTCTTGCCTCCTATGAGTTGCTTTCCATATTTGTGCATAATCGGGTTCTCGATAGCAATTCTCTCTATAGGTGCATCCAACAGGAGTTTAAAGAAAGCTCCGGCCTCGAACAGTTTTGGCCATCTTGCAGTGTCTTTGTGGAGGTGACTTACACCACTGTTAGATAAATAAGTACAGGGAGGATGACCAATCATTAAGTCCCACTCTTGCCTCAGAACGTCTCTGATATCCCCCTGATAGTGGGGACCAGGAGCATCAGTTGGTAAGATGTCACAACTCATAGCTTCATGTCCCTTTGCTATAAAGGCATCCCGTACTCTGCCGCTGTACTCACACGCTACTAAAACTTTTAATTTTGTGTCACTCAAAACTCAACTCCTTTAATCTCTGGATATTTACCAGACTTATCGACATGGATACCCTTCGCTGACTTCAGTACGTCTACTCTATTCAACGCCTCAATTACTGTGTCTGGAACGACTGTATCTGTTCTTGCATACCACCATGCGACTGCCTTTGTTCGTGGAAATCCATGATGCTCAAAACAGACCCACTCCGAGCAGATCTCCAGTAACCCCATCCAGTAAGTCACCCTCATACTATCTTGCCCTCCCTTCTTTGTGTGTTTACTGTAGGTGGTCCTATCAACCTTATACAATGTCGCCCTACCTGTTTCATGGATGGATAGTGCGGCTGCTGTACTGGCTGTAGCTTCGTGCTTTGGCTTCTCAATGATCTCAAACTCATATCCACAATCAGCGCAAATCCTGACGTTTGCATGACATATAGCTCCACACCCCAAACAATATTTTTGTGGTGCTTCTCCACCAGACCCTCGTTTCTTTGACTTCCCCTTGATCTGGTCAATGGGACCGTGACGGTTTAGGTTTCCACTAAAGTCTAATAGAAGACAATCCTTCTTCCCTGTCTCTGGAGATAATCGTGTCCCTCTTCCAGCCATTTGAACCAATAACCCTGGACTTTGTGTTGGCCTAAGAAAAGCAATTAAATCTACCGTTGGAGCATTAAATCCTGTTGTCAGTACATCCACACCTACAAGGCATTTGATCTCAAGGCTCTTGAACCTCTTGATCGCTTTAGCCCGTTCAACCTTGGCAGTCTTTCCAGTTATACATACAGTATCGACACCCTGATCAATAAGCTCCTGCTGAACATGGTTAGCATGATCAACGCCAGAGCAAAATACGATCCACGATACTCTATCTTGACCAAACTCAATAATCTCAGCAACCGCTTTCCGCGTAATCTCATCTTTATCAAATTTCTCATTCACCTCTTTACTGATGAATTCACCCGCTCTCGTGTGAAGCCCTTGAGTATCCACGCGGTTGATGACGGGCTTACTGATCAATGGGGAAAGGTAGTTATGCTCAAAGAACCACAGCATATTCTTATCATAAATCACCTCATCAAACAATGCTTCATCCCCATCAGTCAGCAATCCTCCCTTTAGCCTAAAGTCAGTAGCAGTTAAACCCCAGATCTTTACATTAGGGTTTATTTGCTGCATCTCTTTCAAAAACTTGCGATAAATCCCAGTCTCTGTAGAGCTAATAAGGTGCGCTTCATCAATGCAGATTAGGTCGAAACTCCCAAGGTGCATAGCTTTCTTATGCACAGTTTGAATTGAGGCAAAGATCACCCGTTCATAGCAGTCACGGCGATTTAATCCAGCAGCATTAATCCCTACCTTCCCGCCCCAGATCTCCTCTAGTGTTTCAGCGTTTTGCCCCACTAGATCTACGGTATGAACAAGACATAAAACCCTCTTGTCTGTTGTTCTCTCCAGTACATCCTTAAACACAGACGCAATAACGAATGCTTTGCCTGTACCTGTTGGAAGAACAGTAAGAGCTACGGTATCTTTTGATCTGAAATGAGAATATAAAGACTGTACCGCCTCCTCTTGGTAGTCACGAAGTTTCAATGCACAACCTTACCCGCAGACAGGACTTTTCGTAAATCATCCATGGTCTCCATCTTGTACTCCACGCCATCAACTTTGGCAACAAAACCCTTCTCTCCACAATCATTGTCGTAAACCCACCACTCCAGCCACTCTTCATCATCGTTAATTAGTCTACCCAGCGCCTTCAGAAGTAGAAGAGAGCAGACGTGGGCGCTTTCTAATATCGGAGATTCAGGTGCTACCATTATTGTGGATGCTGCTTTAAACGATACCTCTTGTGACAGATTAAGATCACTTATTGCCTGTTCTACAAACTTCCATGTGTCATCACTTATCATTAAAAACTCTCCTCTCTGGGTTAGTCTTGTTTAGAGTCTCAGAACTAACAATAGTCCCTCCAAATACATCCCTTAATTCATTCAATGTTTCGTCCTTTATGACTTCTGGGTTCAGGTGCCACATTTCACTACTCTTGTAGCCTCCATCACCATTAATTGCCTCTGTTCCATCTGGCAGCAAGTACACCACACTGTTACCATTCGTATCATCGACCTCATACGGTAGTAGTGACGGGATGTATAGATGGCTGGGACACTTACTACTGACCCTCTGCTTCTCTGTAGAGACGTGAGCATTGTACTTCTCGCACCTCCATAACCCTCTATTCTCTGAATCAATCTCAGGAGTTGAGTGTAGGCACGTTCTACAGTTCACAGCTACTGATTCATTGTTCCAGCAGACCCCTCTAAAATCACACATATTACACAGGTAAAATGTCTTCTTGCCTGACACTCTCTCCAGTGGGTTCTGTGAAGTGATGATCTTGGTTGCTTTGTGTATCAACTTATCAAACAGCTCTTGATCATACTCTACGACCTCCTGATACAGTTCGTCGGTGTCTTTGTTCTTCACAAGGTAGTATGCGTAGGAGAGATTCGCCCAGCCCATGTATAGGGTCATCTGGCAGTAGTGCTTATATTGACTCTTCTCGACTCCATCCTTCTTTAGACTTTGGAAGTATTTACCCGCCATTGTCTTAAATTCAAGGATTGCCACTTTTTTAAGCACTTCCTCAAGACCCTGACCTTTTCCATCACAAGATCCTCCAAAGTGACCACCAATTACACTCCATGAAAACTGTGTTTTTGTTCCTGGAACAAATTGAGAGACATTGACCCCGACTTTCTTCAGAGCATCTATCAGTCTATCTTCTTCCAGATGTCCGGTCTGAAACAGCCGTAACAGCCTTCCATCGAACTTTCTCTCACTAGCCCATCTGAATGTATACCAAAGTTTTCGGGAACACTGATCACCGATTATAGAGGCTCCCAGATGGGGTCTATTGGTGGAATCCGCATGATCCTCTGCGTACTTGTAGATCTTCTCTACTGTATCCATGGTTGCTCCTGATTTCCAAGGTTAAAAAACCACCCCCCATCTAGTAGGAGGTGGTTGTTGTTGTACGATTGAACTCTAAAATGGAATGTCGTCGTCTTCCTTAGAGGCAGGAGCAGAGGCAGTAGCAGGAGTAGCTTTACTGTCGATCTTAGATCCATCAACCATTAGCCATTCTTTCACCTTGTTCTTATCAGGGTACGATCCACCGTCTTCAATTGACAGTTTCACAGCAAACGGAATGTCGTGTAGTTCTGTTGTGTTACTGACTTGCATCTTGCCTGTAACGTGGCAGATACTAGAGAGAGTCTGTTTTGAGATACGTTCTGCAACAGGACTGCTAGAGTGTTGCATATTCAGGAATTCAGTGAAAATGTGTCCCTGAAACGGACCCTCAACGATCTGCATCTTCAGGAGAATTCCGCTTCCTTTTGCGGTCGGTTTACCCTCACTATCCGTTATGATTGCCTTGTAAATTCCTGCTGGAGCAGCAGATGAATTAGGTGCTACGGTTGTAGCGTCAAAATTACCGATATCGGCCATGATTTTATTTCCTTTGTAGTTGTAGGGGATGGTTAAAAATTAAATTACAGGAAGATAGTCACTAAACGGATTATCAACCAAAGTGAAAGGTAACGGTTCAGTGATGCCTAAGCGATTCTTGGATACATTGGATGCAGACAGATGACAGATGATCTCACGCTCACCAGAATCAATTGCTCGTTTCTTTTCGTCCTCTCCACCCTTCAAATAGGTCTTGAGGCGGGTATGGGCCACCACATCAGCATTTCCAACATAGTGGGGTATGGATTTCTTGTGGAGGTTTGCGATAGTGTATCTCTGAAATGGGTCAGAATCTGGCAGGGTTATATCCTCTACGCCGCTATGAGCGATATAAATTACGTGCATCCCTTTTACTGTGGATAGTTTTCCAGTCCACTCACGAATCTTACGATTCTCTTCAGCCAGCATAGCGTATGCACTACCATAACCCCCATGGGATGAAGCAAATGATTTCGCCCCTGGATCAGCATCAAGGATCTCTTTCTCGAACATCGTATTTAATTGAGTGATCGAGTCAATAACGACTGTTTTAAACGCATGATCCTCTTGAGCGAGAACTCTTATTGCATCAAATACGTCTCCTGAGTTTTCAGCCAATGGAAATGCTTGTACGTTACCTCCATGTACATCCATCAACCCATCCTCAGTTGTGATGAAAATAGGGTCTGGGAACAGGCTACCAAGAGTGCTATTATGGGTAACAACAAACTCGTCAGTAAGATATAAACTGTCATCATTATCAACAACAATACACTGCTGCTCTTCTTTTCCGACAATAGAAATATCTTTAATTCTGCGAGCCATCCTGTATTTCTCATTAAGTTTCCACTGGCTTGCCTTGCGATTAAGTTTGAATGGATTGAAGTGAGTTTTAACATTAACAGAGTATTCTATGCCTTTATTTTCACTCGTTCTATCGTAGCTGCGCTTGATAGCAATACCGCCAAGAGACTGTGTTAGCCATATTAAATCGTCAGCCAGCCTTTCAGATTTTGTACTGAATGATGTGCGGTTTTTACTACATGAGCCATCAGTATCCATCA